TTTTGGTGGTGCCACCAGGAATCGAACCGGGGACACAAGGATTTTCAGTCCTTTGCTCTACCAACTGAGCTATGGCACCAAAATGGTTATCGGTAGAGCTTTTCACTTTGTAATAGAAGACCTCTCAGAAACTATTGTTTCTTGTTTTCGGTTGCAAAGGTAGGCATATTTTTTGATTCTACAAATTTTTTGCAAATTTTCTATGAAATTCTTTTTGATTTCAAAAAAATGCTTTACCTTTGCACTCGCAAAACAGAAACGGAATGTAGCGCAGTTGGTAGCGCACTACGTTCGGGACGTAGGGGTCGGGCGTTCGAGTCGCCTCATTCCGACACTGTAAAGGATAAGCCACTGAAAGTCAGTGGCTTATCTCATTTTAAGCAAATCCGCCGGGACGAAATCGGGACGGGAATTATTAACCATTTGTTTCTGCTGTTAGCAAAAACAAATAAAAAAAAATGTCCAAAATCCAAGAAATCAAGAGTTACACACCACCTATATTACATACGGGTAAAGATTGGTACATTGACTTTTACGCATTCAATCCTGTTGACGGAGTGATGAAACGGAAAAAGATCAAACTGAACTTCATCAAATCCGTTAAGGAAAGAAGGGCATACGCCAAAGGATGCATCAACAGACTATCAGAAAAACTCGCAACAGGATGGAATCCTTGGATTGAGCAAGAATGCGGCAACGCCTTTCTACTGTTCAAAGATGTAATAGACAAATACCGCACTTTTCTCGCCAAAATGCAAAGGGACGGGAGATACCGACAAGAAACGATCAAATCTTATAGCTCCTACCTTCGTAATATGGAAATCTTCAATGAAGAGAAAAAGGTCCCTATCACCTACATTTACCAATTTGATAAGGATTTTTGTGTTATGCTGCTTGACGAAGTGTATATAACTAGGGATAACACTGCATTTACGCGCGATAACTATCTCGGTTTTTTGAAGTCTTTTTCCACCTTCTGTCTGAACCATAACTATTTAACACAGAATCCAACAGCCGGGATCAGTAGTCTGGGAAGAAAAGGGAAAAAAAAGCTACGCAACATCCTGCCACCGGAAACACTTGCAAAAGTGAGCGACTACTTAAAGAACCATAACCCCTATATGTTGCTGGCAAGCTATATTCTATACTATTGTTTTATCCGACCGGCGGAAATGGTAGGATTGAGATTAAACGATATAAGTTTGAAAAAGCAAACAATATTCGTATCAGACAATATATCAAAAAATCGCAAAGATGGCACTATTACATTACCATCAAAAGTCATACATCTCATGTTGGACCTGCACATTTTCAACAATCCCGGTGATTATTATTTATTCTCTGACGGGTTTCGTCCCGGTAAAACAAAAAGATCTGAAAAAATGTTCCGGGACTGGTGGGCACATCATCTCAGAAAAGATTTAAAGCTTTCCGCCCAATATAAGTTTTATTCCTTAAAAGATACAGGTATAACGAATATGTTACGACATTATGATGTGTTAAGCGTACGTGACCAAGCTCGTCACAGCAGTATATTGATGACAGATATTTACACGCCTCATGATATACAGGAAGCCAATGATCTTATAAAAAATTATCAAGGAGATTTTTAGTAAGCAGATATTAAGCGGTTACCCGTCACTGGGCCGCTTGATATTCTAAAAAAAGTAAAATATGAGATTTTATTTATTATCCTCAATCTTCGCTTTGATTTGTTGAAGTAATCTAAAAGCTCCGGCCATCTTATAGTTGCCCAGACATTGCTTGGCTTGCATGATACAGGATTCAACAGTAAGTTTCAAATCCGGTGTGAAAGCGGATTTGTTAATTTGCATTTCTTTGGGAAGTTCATCAGCATGGTTGTTGAACCATACGATCATTTCATTCAATTCCTCTTCGGAATAAGATTCTTTTTTTTCAGCCATAATACATAAGTTAATGTTAGTTCCGGCAAAGATTACAAAAATAGCCCCGACTCATCACGAGCTGGGGCAGTCCAATTTATAAATTTAAAGTCTTATGATGAAGATTGTCTATTGCGCCAATGCTTTACTATCAGCATAACGACAATCAAAACGGTTACACAAACACAGGCAAAACCGATTTGTTCAGGCAGCGTGGATTCTTTTTTCTCTTTTATGGTTTCTGACCGGTTTTCTTCACGGGTATTGGAAGTGGTTTCCTTGTCAGCTTTCACTTCCGTACTGTCTTTGATTGCAGTTTCCTTCCTTTTATTCTTGCTGAAATCACCTTCCACATGACCGTCTGCCAATAACGGAGGTTTTCCAGTCAGACTGTCGGGCGGTTTTCGGGTATCATAGATACGGAAATCAATTACATAGTTACCATTAGTGGTAATGAGTTCGCTCAAAGACGTACTTGATCCGTGTACGATATTGACAGATTCACGTGTACTATCTTTCTGTATAATCTTAGTGTCTGACTTGACAGATTTATGCGAGCTGCCACATGATCCGAACAGCAGGAACAGACACATGAAAGGAGCCAGCAATATATGCCGGCTTACCCAGTTCATAACTCTAACCAACATAAGAGATATCATTTATGCGGTTCATCCACCCCCGTTTGAACTTGTTGTTTGCTGGGCGTTTCCGGCATATATCCTCGATAAAGTCAAACCGGGCAATCTTAATCATGTCGAACAACTCACGCGGATTCTTGGCATTTACTGCGGCAATGGTCTTGGGACCTACAATGCCATCCATCGTAACACCAAGCAAGCGTTGAGGAATCTTAATTCCGTGCGCACCGGATGCCCACACCCAGTCCACAAGAATATTTGCCACAGATTGATCCTGTATCAAATCAGCTTTCCATCTATCCCAATAATGTGGTTTGAGTACACGATTAACAACGTCCTCACGAGTAAGCAGATGTAGATCATCCACATCTATGTCACCGTCACCATCCTTGTCATAGCCGCACGATTTCCATGTGCCGATAGTCACGCCCATATTGGTAGCCCCTCCCAAATCGTCAGGGTCATTTACAAAACCGCCTTCCCACTTTAGGATAAACGGTGCAAGTTTTCTTACGTCAGCCATACTATTCATTAATTATAATTATTCGATTTTATTTTCTTTGAATTCCGGCAGGATATATTGTATGTTGACCGCTGCTTCATGCAAGACCTTATGAAGTTCATCTTCATTCAAATCCGTTTCATCTGTAAACTCACAAAAGATATTTCCAACCCAATCTTGAGATGAATTAAGCCGTTTAATAGCGACGCTGTTGCATCCATTTGTTGATAATAGAGATTTGGCAACCTTATCCTTAACCTGGTTATCAATATCTGAGTAGAACATGAAAAGATTCTTTGCGAGATTTTCTGCAAAAACGGCCACTTCACTCATGGGAAGTGATTGGATGTTTTCACGCATTCCGGCTATACCTTTTCGTTTTACTTCGAACTGCACCGAAAGAAAAGCTATATGCCCTAAAGGATGGGGTTGTACGATATATACCCTGTCTGCTTTCGTTTCATAAAGTACACGCCACAGCTCACCGAACACCTTGGCGGAGTTCTCACTGCGGTGGTAACTTCTTTTTTCCTCCTCTTTTTTAAAATATTCCACTTTTAAATCAGTCAGTTTGTTTTTAGTATACTGATTATAGGCGAAATAAGCTGCCAGCAATGTTCCGGCAGCACTAATAATGTTTGCAATATCTATTTCCATCACATTCACCGTTTAATTGTTATATGATAAATTATTCATCCTGTTTCTTTATTCTTTAGCTACTATGTTTTTTGAGAAAGCTGGCAGTTTTTCCAAAAAATGTATTGTCAATATGGTTTGTTTTACTATTTTTGTCAATTGTCTTTTAGGACTGTGACGGTTCATCCATGATCCTTCCGCCATATTGAAAGTCCTATAAAGAAAATGTGGATCTATATTTACCAAATTGTTTAATCTTACTGTCCTGTTATCATTAGTCAGTATGATTTGATTATCCCGGTTGTCTGAGAAGATTGCCGGGATTTTTATATATATGCAAAATAAATCCATATCCATATTGCTTACTATTCATATTTCACTATCTTTGTCAAGACTTTGTTAACCTGATTCTTTCAAAACTAGTATTGGACTTAACTTCCCCCCGTCAGACTGTGAAGCCAGACGGGGGATTTCATTACTTTAACAGATAGACAATAAAAAAAGAGCCCGATGACAATATTTATTGCCATCAAGCTCCTAGTTACAACTGCAAAGATAGTGAAAACTATTCATATTCAATCCATATTGAAAAAATAATCAGGAGCAATATTCCGATTATCCGAAGAATTTAAAGAGTCACAATATTAATAGAAAACAAATAGGATTCATGAAATCTACCGATTGTCTATAAAATCAGATGTCCTCAAGCCTTTATCAGGAAACATCTTTACTTTTTTCCTTTGAACATTTTTCAAGTCACGCACAATGGTGCTGGAAAGTACCTCTGAATAAATCTGTGTGGTCTTTACGGAAGTATGTCCGAGCAACTTTTGGACTGTTGTAATCGCAACTCCCTGATGAACCAGCAGGGTGGCACAGGTATGACGGCTCACATGGTAGGTTATCCGCTTTTTGATACCACATAACCCGGCCAGCTTTCGAAGCTGCTTATTCACTTCCGAGTTACAAGGCAAAGCGGCAAAACTTCCGATATCCGGATAGCGGTCAAGAATGCCCAATGCCCTGCTTTCAAACAGCAGATGCAACGGCAGACGGATTTCCACCCCTGTCTTGACGGATTTGAAGTACAGCCACCGTTTGCCGTTTACTCTAATGAAATTCTCAGGTGTGAGCTGGCAGAAGTCAGAATAGCGCAATCCGGTATAACAGCAGAACAGGAAGGCATCGAGCACATGGCGCATGGACTTCTCTTCCACTTCGACCGTTTCCAGCTTCTTCAGCTCGTCCGGGGTAAGAAACTCATGTCTGCCTTTCTCCTGTTTGATTTTGTACTTTCTGAACGGATAAGCATCTGCGTGCATATATCCCTGGTTGATTGCCTCATTGACCAAGGTACGGAGCTGTCTCATGTGCTTGGCTATCGTATTGACCGCATTGCCCTTTTCTCTCAAGTATTGCTCAAAATCACGAAGGAATGTATAGGTAAGATCCTTGAAGTCCAATCCGGAACGGAAATCATGCAGGACCGCCAGTGTCGAGTGCAGGTTGTCCTTGGTGGACTGCTTCTTGTCCGAATTGTCAATGGCTGATTTGGCGAAAGTGGAGAAGCTGAT